CAGACAAAATAAATAGATTTAATTGGATTAAAAGAAAGAATAAATTTCATTATTCAGAAAATCTAGGAAAAATACGTATAGTTACTTCAAATAAAAATAACTATGTGATAAGTAAATTTACATTAACAGACTTTTAAATGAGACTAAAAGATATAATCAACATATTTATAGAGCTATCTAAGCCTTTAAACATATCAAAGTTTAAATTATGGTGGAGAAGTTTTATAACAGGTGAGATTAAAATCATCGACTATGTTGTAAAAGATGTAAGTGGTATATATAAACCTATGTATGTTAAATTTATACTACTATTTGAAAAAGTACATACAAAATATTTAGGTAAAAATTATATATTTCTTAGGCATTTTATTATCGACACAGATAATGATGATGATTTAAAGAATAAATTACCTAGTGTATTTAATGCTTTTTTAAGAAGTTTAACTTCTCTAAACTACAAAGGAGTTGTAGTATGTTTAAGTAAAAACTCTAATTTAATAGATTACTTTCAAACTATTTTAGATTTTAAATATTCAGAAAGTGATAATATTTACTATCAATTAGAGTTTAATGAGCCTGAAGTAATAATATTAACAAGAAAACTAACTGAATAGTCATGGTTAACTTTAAAAATAGAGAAAAGAAAAAAAGAGATAGAGACCAAGTTGAAGCTTTTTCTGAAGGTAATTATGGAGTATATCGTAACGCTCCTATAACTGAAGAATTAAAGCAATATATTCTTAAAAAGGAAAATCTACTATCATGACTATAAGAAATGCTTATTTAAGATTAAAAGAACTAGACTCTTTAGGTGTCAGAGGTTTTTATAAACAATCCGAATCAACTGGGATGTATTCTATAGAATGTTATAGAAAACGATTACCAAATGAGTGCAATGGAGAAGATAATTGGAAATTTATTAAGGAAAGACAGCTAGGTCTTTACTCAACTAGAGATGAAGCTTTATACGCAGCATTAGAAATGGCTGAAAATATTTATACGAATTTAATTAGTAAATCAAATAATAATAAAACTATGATCAACAATTCAAATATCGAAAAACAAGCCGCTATATTAGCAGCTTTATTGGTTGCTTCTAACATTTATGCCCAAACTGGTAATAAAGAAGTTGCACAGTTAAAAGCATTATGTGAAGCGACTAATAAAACTATTTTAGAACTTCAAAAAGAAATTTCAGTTGTTGTAGAAAACACTACTTCAAAACTCGTTCAAAAGGAAATGAAGTTTGATGAAAAAAAGTCTGTCCAGACCTCTGTGAAGGAGAAAAAGGAAACTACTGCACCTATTGTTCAGGAAACAATTACAAAGAAAGTAGAAGAAGCTAAAGTAGAAACTACAGAATCAAAAGTTACTACCACAGAACCTGTAAAGGAAAAAAAAGTAGAAAAAGCTGTTGAATCAGGTACTGAAAGATGTGCTACAGAAGAATTAGCTTTTAACCATATGGTAGAATATGTTGGTAAAATAGTAGCTGATCGTAAATTAAAAAGTGAAAAGCAATTTACTGACAAAGATAGAGTTTCCTTCAAAGAAGAAGCTTTGAAAGTGTACCCAGAAGTATCTGAATATTCAAAAGATACAAAAGATGGTAAAAAATTAAGAGGTAAGTTAAATACTTCTATTTTCGAAAAGGTATTTAGTACAGAAATTGTAGCTGAAAAAGTTATTGAACCTATTGTAATAGAAGAAGTTAAAAAGGACACTCCTATTGTTACTGCAAAAACTGAAGAAGAATTATTAGCTGAAATTGATAATGACATCAAAGCTGAAGAATCGAAAAAAGCAACTGATACAGTTGTAAAAGATAAAACAACAGAAGTCTCGACTGCTAAAGTTGAACCTGGAGTTTTAACTGTAGATTCAGTTTCAGAAGCAGATACTTTAGGTAATCTAATATCCAAAATTATAGATATTAGAAAAAATAAAGAAGCTGACTTCAAAAAACTTACTGATAAGGATGCTGTTAAAGCAGCTAAAAGAGAATTATCTTTAAAAGTTACAGAGGCTGTTAAAGCTAACAAAAATGTAACTGAAGATAAATACTCAGGTTTGGATATAGTTAAAAATCTTATAAAACAAGATAAAAACTTATCTTTTGCAAGAGCTTTAGTTTTAGATTGCTTTACAAAAGCAGCTGCTGAACTTAACGCAGTAGAAAAAAAAGCAGTTTAAATAAAAACTTAAAATAAAGGGGTTATACAAATAGCTCCTTTATTTTTTAAATATCGGTTTATGATAAATAATGAAGAAAAAAAACGCCTGATTCAACAGGCTATAGAAGCTTCTATAAAGATTGCTTCATATAAGGAAAAGAAAAAAGAGCTGTTGAAATTAAATCTAAGGGTGTTTTTTATAAAAAATCATATGAGCACCGATGGATTGGATTTCATAAATAACGAAATTGAATCTAAAATCAAAATATTAGAGGAAGTTGTTAAATATAGATTAAAACCTTTAATTAATCCTAAAGAAGAGAATTTATACGGAGAATGTGTAGTATTGGATGATTTAGTCTTTCCTACTCATACTTATAAAAGTATAAACTATATTTCTTCAGCTGAACTAAAGGCAGGCTATATAAGACTTGATAACATAGACAACGATGTAACCAGAAAACGGTTAGATTTAACTACTGGGCAACTTGTTGATGAGACTAGCATAGAAGAATAATAACTGTTCCCAGGGGGAACATTGTCCTGTATCCGGGACTAATTTTAAATAATGGAAACGGTGGACGTTAACTCAAGTAATTGGATATAACTGTTCAATGTAAAACTTGGTTAGTATTTAATAACAAGTACTACTTCTGGCACTTATCAGAATAGAATATTACACTATTAAATACAGGGAATTTGAGATGCCGCCTCTTACCCTTAAATCGTGAGTTAGTCACTTCTATCGAATTACGTACCTAGTGGATATAATCCAGTTAGTATCGTACAACACTAAGGATAGATAGTGCAAGAACCTATAATTACGTCAAAAACAGCAATGGAAGCCTTTCACATACACATGCCATCCAGGATTTTGTGTAGCAAGGAGTGCCCAAAGGTGCGAGTAGAGATTATAGACTACATATGAAGAATTTAAACAGTAAGGGCTTACACTTGTAGGCGAAAATCTACTGTTCTTTTATTATTTAACAAAAAAGCAAATGGTAGCATGTAGAGTCCAAATCCATATGTGAAGTGACCTAGCTACAATTGAATTGAATTTCAAAAACAAATCCTGGGACTATAGTTTGTTTTAAAGAACTTTAAATATATTCGCAAAGTAATTTGCTTAGTAACAAGCTTATAAATACTGTTCCAGAATTATATTACCAGGATTTTTTAAATTGTAAAATCAAATAAACAATATAATATTATGGCCAAAAAGAATTTAGGGGATATTATCTCCGATAATAATAGCAAATCCTTTATGCAAAGTTTAAATGCAGGTAGTACACTATTTACTATAGTTCATGAGGACTTAAACAAAACAGGTATAAAACTATACTCCAGTAGAGCTATGAAAATTACTAGGATTGAGCTAGTAAAAGATGATGATACTGTCATCAATGTTTTCGTAGATTTTAAAGCTACTCCTTATACTTTTAATAAAGTAGGAATAGTAAATAATCTTAAAAATGGTAGTTTCTTTACTTTAAGCGAAGACGAATGTAAACAAACCATTATCGAAGCTTTAAAAGAAGAAAAAGCTAAAGCAAACAGCATAGTTAAAGAAGCTATGGCTAATGAAAGTATGGTAGATAACTTAATAGACCTTTATAAACATAGGGTAGAACCTCTATCCCCTGTAGCTGAAGAAGAAGCTGAAGTTATACATATGACAGTATCTGAATGTCACATGCCAAAGTTTGAAAAAATCTTATAGAATGAAAATACTAAAAAGTATTTTAATAATAATGTGCATGTTAATGTTTACTTTAAATGTAAACTGTACTAATTCCCGTGAAAGTTCATTGCTCAGTCTGAGAAAACAGAATCAAAGCACAATGGATGAAAAAGGACTAAACTTTAATAAGGTTGACAGCGACTTTGTTAAAACAGGGTCTACAGTAGTAGTTAAATATTATGCTAAAAGTAATTTTAAAAACACTTGGAAAATATTTGACGAAAATACTACTAATAACATAGGAAAAACTATAGGTAACGGTGCTATTAAAATAACTAATTCAGTTAACGAGTTAAATAGTAGTATTGTTAAAGATAGGATAGAACAACAAATATTAAAAAAAACAGAAGCAAAAGCACACCTGTATATCTATTTAATATTTGTATTAATGTGGATATTTTCTGAACTTTTATTGTTTAGAGCAGATTTACCAACAGTTATGATTATCTGTAGAGTTATAGGAGTGGTTTCATTCCTATTATCAGGTTATTATTTAGGTATAGTCATATAATATAATACCCCTAGAGAAATTTAGGGGTATTTAATAAAAAAATTAAATATGAATTTAGGTACATTAATATTCAAAAAAAGTAGGTATGCTTACGAGCAGTCCCTAATAAAATCTAAATTACCATTTTCAACTAAATATAAAATATTATCTGATTCGGTGAAAACCAGGTATTGGAATGTTTTATATGGTGAAAATGAAAAAGATATAAGGCATCTTAACGAGAAAGAAAAGTATAGGTTAAAGTATAATATTGATGCGTTAGAACACCTTAGAAATATGGATAATGACGGGTCTACTGAAGGATGTGGTTGTGTTATATGTAAATACAAACATAAACGTTATCTTTTAGAATTGCAGGTTAAAAATGATAGAACTATTAGAAAAATAGCTAATCTCATGTGTACTTTGCAGCAACTTGAACCTACTAGGTATAAAAGTTTAACCAAAGAGATAATGGAAGGTAGAGATTACGGTCTTTTAGTTCTTTTTACTAAATATTCTTTAAAAGGAAATGTAGACTCTAACAAAATATTATCTTTTTTAGCAGAAAGAGAAATAAATAATAGCCATAGTATAACTATGTATAGTAAAGCTATTAAGAACTTAAATAGTCTTACAGGTTTGCCTGTATACAAAAAAGAAAAAATAACTATGCATGATTTATCAAAGATGTTTGTTAGGAATGCAAACATAGAATTCAATACTTTTTGTGAAACATTAAAACACCAGAAACCTGAAGAATTTTCATTATTAAAGGCAGGTTTAAAGGATTTTGACAGTGTAAAAGTATTTAATGTCATTGTTAGAAACAATGACATTAACGATAACATATATAGTTATCTAAACAAAGCTTTGTTAAACAATAAAAGAGCTATTGATTTATTTATTAGTAATAGAATAGATAGATTTGCTTTAAAAGTGTATTATGAAGCTTTAAAACCTAGAAAATAAACTTTTAACATCGTAATTATAGTATTAAGGACAAAAAAAGAATTTACATAGAATTTGTAAGAGAGTGTAAGATGTATATTAGTTAAGCACATGTTCCTAAATACATATTGTAGACGATTGTTACATATCTATTTATGAGAATTTTCATAGTTAAAAGTCTCCTTATTTCAATAAACCTTATAAAGTTGAGAAATAAGTTATATTAATATAATGCGAAATCGAAGATTGGTGTTAATTAGCTAGGATATATTGGTCTTATCTGTGCAAGGATAAAGTATTGAATATAAACCGCTATGCCTAACAGTAACCTAAACAAACTGTATGATCGTTATTAGAGCTCGCTTGAAACACGAGAGTAAGTAGCATGACAAAAATTTATAATAAATGTAGACGTATGGAGCATTTAATCTAATAAATTTTATTAATGTTTAAAGCAAATATAACTAATATTAAAAATTCTTTGGTATCACCTAATATAGGGTCCTTACGTACTTAAATGTACAAGAAAATGATAAATTTCAAAGAAATAGACACTAGACTAAAGCATAAGTTTATTAACCTGTGCTTAATTTTATTTCCCGAATATAAAAAAGGGAGATTAAAAAATAACGGCACTATAGTGTTTTATCGTAAAAACTGTTTATTTTCACGTGAAACTAGAAATTTTTACGACATAGTAATAAATAACATTCCTGCTCAAGTTTCTTACATAAAGTGGAAATCTAACGGGCTAACAAAAACATATCTAGTGAAAATAGGAGAAATCCTAAATTCAAATATTAGTAGTAACTTAAAACTTCTTGATATAATAGGATATTTTACATATCAAATTGAAAATCAAGAACTATATGATTTCTATAATAATTGCAATCCTTTTAAAATATTAGTTGATACTTCAAATGCCATTGAAGAAAAAGCTTCTTTTATTAAAAAGAATACTGATTTTATAGATAATTACACTACTAGCTTGTATATAGCAGGAAAAGAGGGCACAGTAAGAGTAATTAAAGAAACAATACCTACTCTATTCAGAAAGTCTAAATATATAGCAGCAGCATTATTGCTAAATCTTGTATTTTTGACTAAAATTAATAGTAGAAACACAATAAATCATATGAATGAACATTTGTTTTCTTCTATTATTACCTCAAATTACTATGAAATGCCTATAAACACTACTGGATTATTACCTATATATTATATAATAGGTAATAACTCGTCATAAGAGGGTGTGTAACATTGATGATTTGTTACCGTATACTTTAAATGTCAAACAGCTGCTTTATTTAAGACTATCAATCTTAAACATAGTGGCTGTTTTTGGCATAGTATTAACTAAATTAAATAATTATGAACAATAGGATAAAATTCCTAGCATTTTCTCTTATATTATCTTCAAACATATTCTCAGGTTACGATTCAAATGATAAGGTAAGAGGTTATGCAATGGAACTTTATAAAAACCGTGAAAAAGATGCAAAGAGTTTAAACATTTTACAGAATTTATTACCAAACGATTTTCACAAAGAGTTTTTTTCTTATAAAGTAAGAGAAAAAGTAAGGTTAATGGCTAATCATTTTAGTATTCCAGAAGAATGGTTATATTTTGTATTCAATATAGAATGCAAAGGAAATCCTACTGCTGTCAACGATTGCAGTAATGCTACTGGTCTTATTCAATTTATGCCTTCTACAGCATTATCACTAGGAACAACAGTAGAAAATTTAGAACAAATGTCAACGATCGACCAATTGGATTATGTCCAATTATATTTAGAGCGTATAAATCCTAGTAAGAAATTTAATTCTTTCACTGACCTATATCTAGCGGTATTTTTCCCAGTAGCTATAGGTAAAAATGATGCTTATGTGTTAGGTTCTCACAAAGATGAGGCTTACATAAAAAAAATAAGTCATCAAAATCCTGCCATAGATACAGATAAAAACGGCAGTATTAATAAGGAAGAATTTGAGCACTTTGCAGAATCGAAGTGTTAACAAGAACGTACCTGTGTACATACCATAAGAACTGTACACAGGTCTTTATTTTTTATAACTATTTGACCCCAAATATATATAAATCATAGTTTATTTACTAACAATATAAACTATTCAAAATGTTAAAAAGATTATTTAATCAATTATTTTCTAAAAATAAATCAAATTTAATAACTTTAGATAAAGCTCTTAAAATTAAAAAGGATTTAGTAGAGATACTCATAAAAAAACAGATAGAATTTACTGAACTTCCTGTTGATACAGAGCCTAAAGAAGATATTACTTTACTTGTAAACTCAAAATTTACAGAATTAACAAATCTTCAAGATGACCTAAAAATAGTTGGTGAGGCTATATTAAAAGCTAATTGTTTAAACGGCATTAACTCTCTTATTAAGGAACGAGAGAAAGTAGTTAAATTAAAAGACAATCTTGTTAAATTTATGGAAAATAACACAGACAAGTCTTTTATTATTCGTACTTTCAAATATAGACAGAAAATAAAAGAGTACAAATTGATTATCGAAGAGATAGATGAGAATTTAAAAAAACTTAATAAAAATACAGTTATACGAGTAAAATTAAGTACAGTTAAACTAACTTAATTTTAATATAATGGTTGAACAATTAACAGGCTTGGATAATACCGAGCCTATTTTTTCTAAAGCTGAAGTATATTCAGCTACACTTAAATATTTTAATAATGATGACTTAGCAACAAATGTATGGGTAGATAAATACTGTTTAAAAAACCTACAAGGTAATTATTTAGAATTGACCCCAGATGATATGCACAAACGTCTAGCTAAAGAATTTGCTAGAATTGAATTAAAATATTCTAATCCTTTAAGTTATGAAGAAATTTATATACTGCTTAGGAATTTTACCTATGTCATCCCTGGTGGTTCAATTCTTTACGGATTGGGAAATTTCCACTCTATTAGTTCTCTTGGCAACTGTTTCGTCATTGGTAATAATAGTGACAGTTATGGTGGAATATGTACAACAGATCAAGAACAAGCTCAATTGATGAAGCGTAGAGCTGGTGTAGGACATGATTTATCTCAACTTAGACCTTCTAAATCTTCTGTAAGTAATGCAGCAGGTACTTCTACAGGCGTTATATCCTTTATGGATAGGTACAGTCATACTACCAGAGAAGTCGCACAAGATGGTCGTAGAGGAGCATTAATGCTTACTTTAGATATTAATCATCCTGATATAGAACAATTTATTACATCTAAAGATGATTTAAGTAAGATTACTGGAGCTAATATATCAGTTAAAATTACTGATGAATTTATGAAAGCTGTTGAAGAAGATAAAGAATATATTCTAAGTTTTCCTACAGATGTAAAGGATATACAAATTCTTACAGTTTTGAATAAGCCTTTAGAAGAACCAAAAGAAAAATATAAATGGGAATTTCTAAAAACACATCCAATACAAACTGTAAAAATTAAAGCTAAACCTTTATGGGATAAATTAATCCATCAAGCATATACTAGTGCAGAGCCTGGCTGCTTATTCTGGTCAAAAATACAAAAAGAATCAATACCATCATGCTATGGTAAAGATTGGGAAGAAACAAGTACTAATCCGTAAACTAATTATTATGAATAAATTTTGTCCAACAAATGACTTTAAATTAGGAGAATCCACAGGAAAATGCTGGGGATGTAGTCATTACAAATGTAATGAATGCGCCTATTTACGCTCGGATTTTAAAGGAGATAAAGGATATAAAAAAAGAGATTCTTTATTATCTGGACAAAGTGGAATTCAAATAATAACATTATAAAATCCATGCGGATGAAAAATCTCTTCTAATTGACTTGGAAGGCTAATCATAAGCCGACAGGGCGCAAGATTATATTAAATATTTAAATTATGGCAATAAAAGAAATACAAAATTGGTTAATTATCCATAGAAATACATTTACTGAAAATGATATTGAACAACTTTGTTTACAAAATATTAACAAAACAATACAACATATTGAAAAAGAAGGAGGTAAAGGTATTTCTGGAATTAAAAGTATGATAAGTCATAGGTTAAATCCAGAATATTTTCAGCGTGAGAGACTAAACGAAGAGACTAGTAAATGTATTGAATGTGGAGAGGTTATCAAGAAGGGGCATAAAATGTGCAGTGCTTGTTTAGCTGAAAATGCTGAAAATATATACTAGATGCGATAGTTATGTATAAATGCTCAAAAGAGTAAATAAACCTTATTTAAGGAGTTATATGAAAAATAGAAATGCAATAATAGGGACTATACTTGGAGATGCAAGTTTAATTGGAGTTAATAATAAAGCTTTATATTTCGGTCATTGTGAAAAACAAAAAGAATATTTAGAACATAAAGCTAAGTTAGCAATCGAATTTACTCCAGTATCTTCTAGAATAATAGAAGCAAAAGGAATGACTTCACCAAGTAATAAAAGAAGTAAGTTTTTTAAATTTTTTACTAAATCTCATCATAAATACACTTCCTTATATAAAAGAATGTATGTTGATGGTACAAAAAGAATTACATCTTTTGTGTTAAATAAACTAAATGCTGAAATATTAGCATATTTATTTATGGATGATGGTTGTAATGAAAAAGTACATGGAAAAACTAAATCTTATAAAATATGTTTAGGAAATTTTCCAATAGAAGATGTAATAAATCTTAAAAATACTTTATTTAATAAATTTCAAATATCTTCAAAAATTTATTTAGAAAAGAGAAAATATCCTATAATAAGAATGGGAAGAAAAGAAGATAAACTAAAATTTGAAAGTTTATTAAAACCTTTTATAGTACCTTGCATGCAATATAAAATTATTTATACATAGTCCAAACTAATAAATGAAATATGATTGAAATTATGAAAGGAAATATAGCAAAAGAATTACTAAAATATATGGCAGAAAACTTAGAAACTGAATCTATATTTTTAAGTCCAAATCCAGTTACTTCAGTCGAAGTTACAGGCTTATTAGATAAAATAGCAGAACTTAGAGGAGTATCTAAAGAAGAAAACGGAAAAGAGTTTAATATGATTATGGATAAACTGGAATCAGGTAAATAATACATTTATTAACAAGGTGGTGAAATTCCCTTATGTCCTTACGATTCTTGTAGGCTCATGAGTGTCAATTTGTACTCGTTTGTAGAAAATCCTTTTACAGACAAAGCATTTTTTAACTATGATAAATTCAAAGATGTAGTGTATAAAGCACAACGTCTAATGGATGATATTGTAGATTTAGAAGAAGAAAAGATTAATTTAATATTACAAAAAATTGAAAATGATCCAGAACCAGATGAAATCAAAGCTGTGGAAAAGAATCTATGGCTCAAGATTTTGGATAAACTGCTTCGGGGAAGACGGACTGGTCTTTCCGCTATTGGGCTCGCTGATTGTTTTAGCAGTTTGGGTATTACTTATGGTACTAATAACTCTGTTAATCTAGCAGAAGAAATCTATAAACAATTTGCTATATCTGCTTACAAAAGTAGTATTGATATGGCTAAAGAAAGAGGTGCTTTTCCTATTTGGGATTGGAATAAAGAGAAAGACAATCCTTTTATAAATAGAATCCTTTCTAATTTAGAAAAATCTTTACATAGTAAAACTATACAAGATTATGCTAGAAGAAATATCTGTTTACTTACAATTCCCCCATCAGGTACGATAAGCCTATTGGCGGGAATATCTAGTGGTATTGAACCAGTCTATCAACTATATTACAAACGTCGTAGAAAACTTGAGAAAGATAATCCTAATATTACATTTGTAGACCAGAACGGAGATAGTTGGGAAGAATATACTATATTACATCCTAAATTTAAGGAGTGGATTTATATAAATACATTTGATTGGAAAAATTTAGAACATTTTAATACTTATATAAGTAAACTAGATTCAAAAGAAATAGAACGATTAACTTTAGAATGTCCATACAATAAATCTACTGCTTATGAATTAGACCCTATACAAAGAATTAAATTACAAGCAACAATTGGGAGATTTATTGATCATAGTATAAGTTCAACGATTAATTTGCCAGAAGATACTACTGAACAGCAAGTATCAGATATCTATATGACAGCTTGGAAAGAAGGTTGTAAAGGTATTACCATATACCGTGATAATTGTCGCACAGGTGTGTTAGTTTCAGCAACTAAGGAAGAAGTTAAAGAGTTTAAACAATATAACGCTCCAAAAAGACCTAAATCATTAGATTGTGAAGTACATTATACTACAGTTAAAGGTGAAAAATTTGCAATAATTGTAGGTTTACTTAATAATAAACCATATGAATTATTTGCTATATCTAACGGTAAAGATTTATTACCTGATAAAGGTAATGGTAAGTTAATTAAAACTAGTTCTGGTCAATATCATATTACTACTAAAAATGAATCTTATTTTGATATAGTTATTGCTATGTCAGATGAAGAACAAATAATAACCAGATTAATATCGACAGCCCTTAGACATGGTACAGAAGTAAAGTTTATAGTAGAGCAGTTAAGTAAAACTCGTGGAGATTTAACTACATTTGGTAAAGCTATTTCAAGAATATTAAAATTATATATTCCAGAAAAAGAAGAAACAAAAGAAACATGCCCTGAATGTGGTTCTAAACTTATTTATAAAGATGGATGCAAAGAATGCTCAAGAGAACTTAACTCTAATTGTACATATAGTAAGTGCGGATAGTAGATATAAATCCTTACCTTGAACTAATAAAATAAAAGATAGGAACGTAAAAATATATCCCAACCCTAATCTACGAGGGAATTCAGTGCCTGGACTGGCCTTTAAAAATCGCAAGTCCTAAGAGATATAAGAATGGAAACTTATAATTCGAGAACGGGTGGCTATGTTGAAATATACTAATAAGCCTTAAAATTGTGTAGATTTATCTTTTATTTATTTAAATATACCCTATTCGGAAATGAGTAGGGTATATAATTTATAAAACATAATAATATGAAACTTATAAGTAAATATAAAGATTATTATGATTATTTAACAGGTATATATGGTATTGATGAAAAATTAGTACTAGACAGAAGAGAACAAGAACAATATATATTACCTTCATTCGGTAAAGTAATTCTTTACATTGCTGATCATATAATAGAGGGATTATATATGAATCATAAATTCTATTATGGTAATACTTTAAAACCTTTTACTTTAACTAAAAATTTAAAAGGTAATTGGCTATCTAAACATTGGCATAGAGATTACTCTAAAAGTTTTAAAGTAAGAATAGGTTCTTTTGAAGAATGGTTTTATTTAGAAGCTATTAAAGATTCTAATCTAACTAATACTAAAGAAAATTGTCCTATAATTTTAGAAACCGTATTTGGTAAAACTAAGTATCCCAAATTAGAAACCTTAGGTTTGCCTTCTTTTTTACCGGCAAAAACTACTTATCAGTGGTTAACTGAATGGTTAAGTAATCAAATAACTAATAAAGAAAAACAAATAAAGGAATTACCTGATTCTTTAAAAATAGAAAGTAAAGGATTTGATAATAAATATTCTTTTAGACCAAAACTTAAACACGAATAAAGCCTATTTAGAAGCGATTACAATACATATCTTTAATTTGCGATACTTAGTATTGTTTATAATAGAAAGTGTCTAGAAAAGGCTAGAATAGGTATTTATTTACATTTTAATAACTATGAGAAAACTATTTGTAATAATCTGTGATAATCAAGCATGTCGTAAAATTATTACAGATGAACCTTTAGTAGTTATAGGGAAGAAAAGAAAACTACATTTCTGTAATGTAGAATGTTCTAATACTTATATCTACTGAAGACATGATAACTAAAGCAAAAATAAATGAGACCAATAGAAAGAATAGATAATTTTTTAAAATTAGTTAATTGGGAAAAAGTACTAAAGAGATGGAATATTAATGACTTCGCTCATTATGATTTATTTACATGTGACAAATGTAGTGGCGAAGGAGAGATATCACCTGACTATGATATATGTGAAAAGTGTAACGGGTCAGGCCAACTATATGCCATATTTTTAAAATACTGGAAAGAAAATTTTGATCAACGTATAGGGCAAGTTCTTATTAACCTTGATCTTATTCCTGATAATTTTAAAATAAGGGTAGATGAAGAATCTGATATACTAATAGATCAGGGAATATCCCCTGAAGAATGCCTTTACTGGACATCTTTATATGATGAAAATGAAAACTTACTAGATAAACCAATAACAAGATTAATCAAAGACTTAGAACCTAATCATATAAAAAGAATACTTAAAGGGCATTATAAAAGATTATCTGAAAATTATAGGAAAGCTTTTGATAATATATTACAAGCATATTGTCCTGGTATTATATATGATATACAATAGTGTATATATAGAGGAAATATTATGGAAAAGACAAAAAATATTGCAGATTTTTATTTGAACAAAATAGAACAACTTACTGAAAGATATATTGATGCTGAAAAGTTTATTACAGAATTAAACTGGTTTGAACGGTTATTTTGTTCAAAGAAAGTAACAAAGTTCTTAAAAAGTAGAATAGTTAAATATAATTTTTAATTGAATTTATACTTTGTTATAAAATAGTTTTAATGTTTTATAATAATTACAAATAAAAACAATATTTTATATGAAAAAGAAAAAAGAACTTGAAAAATTGTTAAAAGAACATGATGTAAGCAATGCTGAATTAACTGATAAAATATTAATTTTATTTGGTATTGTAAAGTCATATTATTGTTTTTGTGATGAACCAGAACCAATGATGACGATAGATGGTAGTTATTATTGTGAAATATGTAAAAAAGTAATATGAAGCAAATTAAAAACTTACCTTTTGATACCAATTTAAGTGGTATTAAAGTTAAAACTACAGATGGTACTGTTGGTTATTGGAAAAGCCAATGGGAAAAAGGTGTTTGGTTGCAAAGAGAATCTGATAAAGAAAATGGAAGAATTATTCCTATTTTTATAAAAGACATAAAAGAAGTTCTTGAATGGGAAGTATTAGAATAACAAGAATACTATATAATATCGAATAAAATGATTAGTAAACCTACTATAATAAATATTCTTAGAAAAACAGCCACAAGTTTAGTCACTTCTAAGGATGATTGTCAGTTACAAGTTGTATCCAAATTTGAATCTATAATAAACATAGAAAATATAGCTGACGAAGCTTACATTATTTCAATTAAAAAAGTACCAAAAGCAAAACAATTATGAACACTATAATAAAGATTGGTTTACATGTATATAGAACCATATGTAATAATAAATACTTTATAAGTATACACACAGAATGTCAAAGTTTGAAGTTTTTGAATAAAAAGGTTTAGAGTAAATAAACTAATAATTACAGAATAATGACAAAAACAATCAAAGAAACTATAAAAGGTAGCAAAAATCCTATACAAGATATTATAACTAAATATAGTATAGATACTAACCTATGGTATGTCGACTCTTTTAAAATAAAAGATGGTAAATGGAATACAGCCGGTTTAAAAAGAAAGCAAGACCTTAAATGGACTAAAGAAACGAGTAAAAAAGGCATTACTACTCAAATTATGGAAGGGTCTAGTAAGAGATACCCAGAATTTATTCTTGCTGAAAATAAAACATATTCTATAGAAATTACTTTCAAAAGGATACCTATAGAAGAAGATATACTAGATTCCTTTAAGAGTTTAATAAAAGGAATGCCTAAATTTGAAATTGTTTCTAAAATTAATAGAAAAACCACTCATAATGGTATAGCAGCTGAAATGTCTACATTTGATGCACATTTAGGTAAATTAGCTTGGGAAAAAGAGACTGGATATAGAAACTTTGACCTTGATATAGCAGTTAAGGATTATATCTATACTAATGATAAGAATCTAGATTTAATTGCTCCTAACAAACCTGAGATTATATATTATATAATTGGTCAGGATATGTACCACATGGATAACATGGAAGGTAAAACAACTAGAGGAGAACATACTTTAGATGTTGATGGTCGAATAACCAAAGTACATGAGAAAGCTTTTGTTATAACAAGAGATAATATATATAAATGTCGAAAAATAGCGCCAGTTGAAGTTATATGGATACCTGGTAATCATGATTATCTAGCTTCTTATATGCTTTGTTTCGCTTTAAAAGAACATTTTAAGGATGTAAAAGGAATCACTGTAGATATTGGTCATAATCCTAGGAAAGCTAGGCTTTGGGGCACATTATTGGTTGGTTGGACTCATAGAATAGTAGGTAAACCTACTGTATGGGGTAACGAACTTGCTCAACAATTTCCAGAATTATGGGGTAAATCTAAATTTAGAGAATGGCATTGTGGTGACCAACATAAAAAACTAGATACTAAAATAAACCCTGTATCAACAATGGGTGGTGTAAACATCCGTCAACTTACCGCACTATCTCCAGTGGATAGATGGCATACTGACAATGTTTTTACAGATGCAGTACCTGGTGGTGAAGCTTTCTTGTGGTCAAAAGAAGAAGGTATATTTGCTAATTTTATAACATGGACGGGCCAGTACGAAGACCATCGTAATAATTTAATCAAATAGTATGTTGATAACAATAATTTCATTAACAATACTTGCGTTTATTCAAATTACCATAAGCACAGTGTTAGGTTCAGTAACTGGTGTAAAAATTTCACAAAAAATTGAAAAGTGGTTACATGCTGAGTCAGATAACCATTTAAAATAACTAATTAATTATGAAGGCAACTATAAATAGGTTAGATTATCCTTCATATAGAATACCAACATTAGAGGAATTTATACCTGGTTTTGAGTATGAATATCTAAACATAAGTTTAAGTGAGCATGTTTATAATTTAAAAGGTTGCAAGATGCTTACTTTTAAAATACTATACAAATATGAAAATAGTGTTATAGTTCAAACAGATGTTTATGGAGGTGTGGATAAATCTATTATAGAGTTACACCATACTATAACTATAGAACATTGGAGAAAAGGCATAGTTGGGACAGGATTCGGTATTCTTAAAGAAGAGCATTTAAAAGAAATGCTAAAAAAAAATAAAATTATAACAAGCAACGAATTGGAGACTATTAATCAAAAGTCAGTGAAAATGAGTAGAGATGCAAATTTTAAAAACAATGACATTAAAGGCAGAGTATTATCTTTCTTAGATAATATATATAAGAATGATATTGCTGATATGTTAGAAAACGATAGTAATTTTCATGTAGACATTTTATTAGAGCAAAACAAAGAAAATGCTCGTAAAATGCTAAAACATAACTTTCCTACTCTTTCTTGGAAAGATGTAAAACTAATTATAAACCAGTTATGGTCAGTGTCTTTTAGAAGAGATGCTAAAGGTGAAAAAGTAAAAATTACTTTGAGCAAAAAAAGTAAAAATAAAATAGTATATGAAAATTATATAGGAAATAAATTACCTAATACAAAGTACTCCTTTTATATACTAATAGCAAATACATATATTACTGAAACTATATATGGTATAAGTTATCAGAATGCTTTGAACAAACTTTATAAAAAGCATAGTATTAAGTATAAAGACCCTTCACTAAGAATATGTTGGTGTTATAAATTTATAAATATCCAAGGTAATGAGCAACCTGTATTAATACAGGGCAGGAATTCTGAGGGTGTTCTAAGTACTAAAGTGTCTGAAAAATGGAAAAATAGGTATAATAATCCTGATTATACAACTACTATACTCTTTAAAACAAAAAATAAAGAAGAGTTAATAGATAAAGGTTCGATAAAATGGTACATTAAACAACGTAATAAAAAGGATAAAATCAGACGTAAAAATAAACGTACTGCTAAAGCTTGTAACTTTAACCTAAATAACAAGTCAATTTCAAATGTATCTTTACCAGATAAAAAGATATGTGTAATACATAAAGATACGAATGAAATAATGCGTATATGGAAGTCTGAATACAATTCTTTTGATCAAGAGTTGTGGAAGCACACAAGTAAAAGTGCGTGGAAAAAACAAATTCAGAATAGTTATAAAAATGATCCTGAAACATCACTTCATGAAAATCGTGAAATATCAATAATACCTTCTAGGGAAACAATCGAAGTAGTGCCAGTTGTAAAATACAAATGGATTAGGGGTATTAAGTCCGTATGTAAAAAGTCTATTAAAGCTACTAAAGTAAAGATTGTAAGGTTATGTACTGGGCATTTACAGGATTTAAATAATAGAATATTAATAAAGAACGAACGTAGTAAGATAAACGAGAAACATAAAACGTATCGTAAAATCAAAAAAGAGATTTTAAAACGTTCTAATATTAATAGAACTTCTATAAATAAGCGTAGAAAGTTTAAGCATTCACGTAATTTTGTTGAAAAATTACATAAGAAAACTACAAGCAATGACTATAGTAGTACTACCTAGTAAGAATAAGAAACCAGTAGGATTCTATTTAAATGATGTAAATGGGAATTTAATAGATTATACTCCTAAATACATATATAAAATGATTTCTAGTGGAGAGTTTTCTGAATATGGTATAAAATCAAAAGTAAAAATAAGAGATTACTATGGAACTGTGTATACTCAATATATGTACAAAGACGAACCTTGTGATATTGTTATTTTTGAGCATACTGATAAATTTAATTGTAATGTAGAAAATAACCTATATTACCCATTAACAATAAAAAATAAAATGCTTATACATATATTTGACAAGCATTCTCCTGATTGCTTTATTACTGTAGAGGATGAAATATACAGGTCTTTAGGAGAAACAAAAAAAGAAGCTATGGAACGAATTGCTACCTATTGGAAGCAAGAAGTTTCACTTGAGAAATTAATAAACAATACTAACATAAAACATCAAATGGATAAACAAGTATTGGATGGAAAAGTTTTAGTAGAAATTACTAAAAAGATAAGAGAAACAGTTGATATAGGTATGACTAAGGTAGCTAATGCTGTAAAACAAGCAGCAATAGATACAAAATCCTTGGACAAAGATACTATTTACAATGAAGCGCTGAGAATAGCGAAAGTAATAGAATCTTTTAAACCTGTAAAATTTGATAGTTTAGTTAGAAAAGTATTTGATGTTAAAGATGATTTAGGGAATGTATTCTTATTTTCTATTTTAGCTTACAAAGACTACTTTTTTAAAGAAAAATTAGTAGAGGATACTATACAAAGAATAAAAGATGTTATAAAACTTAATTCTGATGGTATAGTAGACTTAAACAGTCTTAGACTATCTGATACAGATGATAATGGTACTATGGTAGAAGATGAAATAGCTAATTTACATTCTTTACTTAATGGCTATTTTTCTTTAGAAGATTTGAAAAAAGTAACTATACCTTATATGTTGGTGCAAGGTAAAGAAGTTAGAAAAGAAGCTAATAAACAGTTTTTTACTTCTACCTTAAATTTAAATGGTGATTCTGCTGCTTCTGCTTTATTTTTCCACGAAAACGAAATAAGTGAGCAGTCTAAAAAATGTACAGAACACATTCTTAGACATATATGTAAATACAAACCTCTGGAGTATAAAGAAAGTGATATTCTAAATACTATTAAAGAGGTAGTAAAAGAAAAAGCTGAAAAAATCTATGATAAAAATTTAAAAATGGCCAATTCTACATATGATTTATTTATGTATAATGCTACTTTGGAAAATCAGAAAATTATAACTGATATTGATAGTGAAGAGTTAACTTGCTCTAATTACCTACGTAAACATAATATAGGTATTAGTTATTTCATAAGGTTATAATTACCTGTTACATAAAACTAGGGCTGTTATTTAATTGACAGCCCTATTTATTATAATAAATATGATATACTATTTGACAAAACACGCGGATGTTTACTCAAATTTTAGTAGTATAAGAGATTTACAAAGTATTAAAGAACTGTTAAAAAATGAAACTGAAATATGTTTAGACTGTGAAACTACAGGTTTAAATCCTTTGGTAGACAAAATAATAATGTTTCAACTAGGTACTAAAGATGATAAACAATTTATTATAGATGCTAGAGATTTTAATATTGAGGAATTAAAGGATTTACTAGAAAATGTTAATATAACTTATATAGGACACAATATAAAATTTGATTATAACATGTTAAAACAACATAATATCATTCTCAGAAATGTATATGATACTATGTTAGTAGACCAAGTTATATATAATGACAAATATCCTATTGAGGTAGTAAGAAAAACACATAGATTTTCATTAGCCGGTGTAAATAAACACTATTTCAATGAGGGTATGAATAAAACTATTAGAGATGAATTTCTTTTGGTTAAAGACAGACCTTTTACTTATGCCCAAATAATATATGGAGCAGAAGATGTTAGAGTACCTTTTAGAATAAAAGAAAAACAAGAAGCTTCTATAAATTTATACAACTTACATAAAGTATGTAGTATAGAAAATAAAGTAACACTTGCTTTAGCTGATATAGAATATAACGGCATTGAATTAGATGCTATAAAATGGATGGAGGTTGTTAAAAAGTACGAAATTCGTGCTAAACTTTCAGAAAAAAAACTTGATAGTATATTAATTTCTACAGAAAAAGGTAGAAATTATAAAAAACTAGGGTTACAGTTAGATATATTTGGTGGAATAGACGAAAAAATGTCATGTATAAATTGGAATAGTGACCAACAAGTAATAGAAGTACTTAACAATGTGTTTGATATATACCCTAAAGATAAGTACGGTAAAGATTCTTCTGGTAAAGTAGCTATAGAATTACTAGACAATAGAAATGAAATAGTTGATACTTTACTAAAATATAGAGAAGAAATAAAAGTAGTTACATCATTTGGGGCTAAATTTATAAAAGAAAATTTACATTTAGATAATAGAATACGAACATCTTTTAACCAGATAGTTGGCACAGGCAGAATAAGTAGTAGAAACCCAAATATGCAAAATATTAAGGGTAATAAGGATGAAGACCCTGATTCTATTCTTTTTAGAGAAGCGTTTTGTACAAACAATACGGATAAAGTGTTAATAAATGCAGATTTTAGTGCACAAGAGAGTTATGGTAACAAAATGCATGATTATACGTATGATATAGTAGTACTTTTGTACTGAATTATAAAACGTAACTTCATGAAAAATTATTTTAATGAAATAGAGATAATAAATTTATATAAAACTGGCAAAACTCAACAACAAATAGCAGATTTATATAATACATACAACACAAGTATAAGACGAATACTTCTTAGAAATAAAATAATCCCAAGGTCTCCTGAAGAAATAGGAATTACTAAGAGGTATGTTAAAGAAAATTGTTTTTTAAATAAAGAAGATAAAGATTATTGGATAGGAATTCTTGCTACAGATGGTTGTTGTCAAAAAAATAAATCTGTGGTATTAGCAGTTTCAAAAAAAGACATAGAGTTATTGAATAAATTTAAGAATTTTTTAGGTGGTAATGTAAATATTATAAAAGATCCTAAAGATATTGTAAGAATAAGTTTCAGAAATCCAGAAATATACACATATTTAAACAGTATAGGAATATCTCCTAATAAAAGTTTGACTCTAGATATTAAAATACCTTTAAACTTTGATATTATAAGAGGAATAATAGACGGAGATGGTAGTGTTCATAAGACTGTTAATTCTGTATCTATATATTCTTCTTCTATTAAATTTATTTTTAAAATAAATAATTTTTTAACATCACATTCTTTTCAAACAAAATTAACAGTAAGTACCAAAAATAGGAAAAATCCATTTTACGGAGTTCATATTTATGGTATTAAACAATTAAAAGGTCTTTATAATTTTTTATATTACAAAGAGAATATAACATGCCTGGAAAGAAAAAGAATCTCTATTTTAAACAAAATAAACAGCATTGACAATAGTCAATTAGGCTCTCACACACAGTGATGTGTGTTAAATAAACCTTCTAAATTCAGGGAACTATGCTGTAGGAATCCTGAGCGAAACCTGAAAAGGGACGTGCAGAGACTATAATGGAGGCATCCTATTTGTAGGATGAAGGGATAGTCCATGCCAGACAAAACTGGCAGCGAGTAATGGCAGATTTAGCAAATGATGCTGAATATATTAAGTTTTTTAACGAAGATGGTGGTGATATACACAGTTTCGTAGCTACAAAAATGTTCTCTGCTTCTTTTGGTAGAGAGTTTATAGTTACTGAACATAATGAAAATAAAGTTTATAGGCAAAAAGGTAAAATACTAAACTTTAGTATATCGTTTGGAGCAGGTGCTTGGACAATTGCTAAAAAACTTAAAATAGAAAAAGCAGAAGCACAAAATCTTATTGATTCGTTTTACAAAGCTTTTCCATCTTTAAAAGTATTCTTTGATGATGCTGGAAAATATGGATTACAAAGAGGTTATATAGTTACAGATGATGTATCAAATAGGTTAAGATGGCTAATAGAATGGCAACCTTATATAAAACTTAAGGAAAAAAGATTCAAAACAAAGGAAGAAGAAAAAGAATTAAAAAAATTAGAAGGTTCTATTAAAAGAAAATGCCAAAACACTAAGATACAAGGTACAGCTGCCTCAATAACTAAAGTATCTCTTATTATATATAGGAATAAATTGTTAAAAGCAGGTATATTACCACTTAAAGATGCTACTGTAAAATTAGTAAATACAATCCATGATGAAATTAACGTAGAATGTGATAAAATTATTTCAGAACGTTGGTCTAAAGAACTTCAAGATAGTATGGAAGAATCTGCTAGTATTTTCTGTAAGAAAGTTAAGATACCAGCTAATACTATAATAGAAACATACTGGGCTCATTAAAAATCAAAATTATGTATAATATTCTAGGAGAATTAAAAACTAATGATACACTGAAGCCTTATAAATTTACTAAACATAGTTTAGAAGATGATAGAAAATGTTTAGTATTGTTAAAAGATATAGCAGAAACATCTATGTTACCTATTAAAATAAGTAAGGGTAAAAGAACAGGTAAAACAGTGTATAATGTGCTAATACACAATAAAAGAGATTCTAATGATTTTTTAAATATGCATATGGATTTTAAACATTCTAAATGTAAAGCTCCGTTGTATATAAAATATCTTAAAGAAGATTTTAATATAACATTATGTGAGGATGATAATAATAGATTTATATCTTTAATAGATTATACAACTTCACTACCTCAAAATTTATTTATGAAGAAAAAAAATTATAGGAAATATAAATGTTATAGAAAAAATAATAGATGTATGAAATAGATGTATCCATACTAATGGATAATAATTCAACAATTAAAGAGCATTTATTTTGTTCTTTAATACAAAAGAATGAACTTCATTTATTATTAAAATATATAAAAGTAGATCCTGTCGACAAAGACTGGATTGAAAGCTTGATCAAAAAAGGATGGTTGAAAGGAATGCCTGAACAGATAACGTCTTTGTTAGTAACAGATAAGTTTAAAAATTTGTCTAATAAAGTTATTAAGGAAGATATGTTTGATGAATTGTTAAGGCATTTCCCATCTAAAGTTGTCAGACCTGGTGGTAATACAGATTATTTAAGAACAGATCAAAAAAACTGTAGAATTAGGTATAGTCGTATAACTAAAAATAGTTATCTAAAACATGACATGATTTTGCAAGCATTAATAAAAGAAGTAGAACTTAGAACTAAAAACAATACATTAAAATACTTTAAGTCTCTGCCTAACTGGTTAAAAACAGAAGAGTGGCAAACATATTTTCAACTTCTTGCAGATGAACAAGTAGCAGGAAACGAGAAAAAAACATATGGAACAGACTTATTATAAAAATTATAAGCATATCAGTAAATCTACTGATGAAATAATGTCCTATATTAAAGATAGGAAAAATGGTAATATACAATCATTACGTACTCGTTGGAATAAATTCAATAGACAGTGTATGGGTGGTATAGAGCCGAATGCAATTTATACAATAGCTGGTATAAGTGGAAGTGGTAAAAGTTCATTTGTTAATAGTCTTGAAAATGATTTGTTTGATTTAAATCCTAAGGCTAATTTAGTAGTTTTATCTTTTAATTGGGAAATGATAAGTGCTCGTCAAGTAGGTAGAAAACTATCATACAAATTACATATAACTACTTCAGATTTATACACAAGTATAACAGATGAACAATATAAAAAAGCAAAGGAAGAAGCAGAAATTATTTCAAAGTATCCAATATACTATGTAGATATTCCTGGAAGTGTTGAGGATGTTAGAGAAACAATACTACATTTTTGTGAACACGAAGGAAAAGATAAATGGGTAGTTATTATCTTAGACCACATACTTTTAACAAAAGGTAAAGGTGGAGAATCAGAAAGAGAAACTATCTCAAAACTTCAATATTTATTTATGGAGTTAAAAAAATACCATAGAAACACTATTATACAAATATCTCAAATGAATAGAGATATAGAAAGTCCTGACAGAATTCAAAACTTTACAATGCATTTTCCTATGCGTAAAGATATTTTTGGCAGTGATTCAATTTTTCAAGGATCTGATTATATAATAGTACTTCACCGTCCCGAATTGTTGGGTTTAGTTGCGTATGGGGTTGAAGGTTGGCCAACAACTAATCTGATTTATTTACACATCCTAAAAAACAGAGAAGGACAATTAGGTATAATAACTTTTACAAATAACCTTAAATATAATCGTATAGATGAGGTTGAATTAACAACAAATAATTTAAATTTTTAAAAAATGTCTAAAAAATCATATATTGCTTATAATAGTGAAGATCTTTTTAAATTACTTGGAACCATGTTGTCACCTTCAGGTGGCATTGAACCAAAAAAAGAAAATAAAATGGTTAGTAATCAATTCGCTGTTTTAATTGATTGTAATTCAGATTATAAATTTAATCTGATATTAAAAGCAGCTAAAAAAGCAGGATTAACTATTTCTGGAGATGGAACAAATTATACTCGTCATAATAACGCACCTATTGGGTATACCAAAGAAGAAGATGTGTTATTATTTGGTACAGAAGATCGTTTTGATGTAATACGGTCCACACAGAAATATGCTTTACAGAACTATAAAAAGATTTCTGCTTATAGTTTAGATAGCGATACTTACGATATAATCGAGGCTATAACTGAGTTTGGAAGTACCAAACGTAGGTTAGCTGCTAAGTATCCTGTAAACAATAATGGTTACACTTTATATACAATGAGTTTACTTGAGAATAAACACAGTTATAAGAATGAACCAGTTTTAAAGAAAGAACGTAAACAAGTATCTGAGGATATTACTGTTACACCTGACTGGATTAGAGTAGGTACTAAATTTATTAGCAAGAATACAGCTGATACTGTAGTAATAAAACAAGGTACTTACGGTAATATAACAATTCCTGGATATTATGGTATAAACGAATATATATACTAATACTTATTATTGAATGGCTTATAAAATCTTAAGTCTAGGAGACCCTGGCAGTGGTAAAACAACCGCTGCGGAGTCTTTGGACCCAAAAACAACATTTATTATTTGTTGCGATAAAAAAGGTTTACCATTCAAAAATTGGAAAATAAATTACAAAACTGTTTTAAAAGATAACGGTAAATTAGACTTAACAGCTAGTAATTACTACGAAACTAGTAATCCTAGTATATTGCGAAATTTAATTAAAGCGATATCTGAACAACATACTGTTATAAAAACTATTATTATAGACACAATGACAGCTATGATGGAAAATGAATATATGTCTAAAGCTAAAGAAAAAGGGTTAATTTATCAGGCCCTAACGCATCTAATTGACTGGAATACCCTTATAGTTTTATCTACTCCGTATAACAGTAATGATTATACTATAGTAAAAAAGATAAAAATTGGGCAATCAGCAGCCAAGCATCCTAGTAGGATGAAGGTTCAACGACTATCTCGAAAGAGAGTACTGAGATTAAATTCTTGGGAAACGGTGCGCATTTTTGAAACCTCTTTTTAGTTAGTACGTATATGTAAATATGAAAAATATTTATATTTATGGATTAATTGATCCAAGATATCCAAAAATTATAAGATATGTTGGTAAAACTAAAAACAAATTAAATAAAAGATTAACAGATCATATAAATGAAGCTAGACGCTCCAAATCTAATAATTATAAGTTAAATTGGATTAGAAGTTTACTTTTTGAAAAAATAAAACCAATAATAACTATTTTAGAAGCAGTTACAGAAAATAACTGGCAAGAAAAAGAAAAATATTGGATTCATAAGTATAAAAATAAAAATTTAACCAATACATTAGAAGGTGGGTATAGCGGAGGAATATATACAGTTTCTATTTTACAATACGATTTACATGGACAATTTATTAAAGAATTTTCTAGTATAGAAGAAGCATGTAATAAAGTAAAATTAAAAAGAGGATGTATTACGTCTGCTTTACAAAGGTCTGGATTAGGAGGTGTATATCAATGGAGATATAAAACAGATGAAATATATCCCAAAAATATAGGACAACACGTTACATCAAGATTTACAAAAGTTAAACTAACAGATACTATTAAAAATATAGAATTTTATTTTGATTCGATAAAAGAATTAAAACATAATTTTCCAATTTTTAAATCTAATAGTAGACTTTTAAAATGTAGAAATAATAATCTTTTATATAAAAAGCGATTCAAAATTGAAGATATAGTCTAAACTAGCATGAAAGTGTTAGATCTTAAATTGTTGAAAAATATACAGAAATGGCATTAGACACTTTCTCTACTCTTACTTGTGCCGATGAACTAAGGGATGACTTAACAGTTATAATTTTAGCACATACTGAAACTACTATGGACGATGAAGGAATTCGTAGAACCTCTTTCAAAGTTATAGGTGGTAAGTTGATAGAGAAAAAATAGTAGTAGAGGGAAGATTTAACATAGTACTTTATTCTGAAGTAGTTGTTAAAGATGGGATTCCTTCTTACTATTTTAATACACAAAGTAACGGTAAAAATACCTGTAGAACTCCTAAAGGGATGTTCACAGAACAACGAATACCCAATGATTATAAACTTGTCATAGATACTATGTCAGAATATTATGGGTAAAACTACACTCTCACAGCTTATATCGAAGAGATTTTAAGGAGATATTACATAATTTTTAATATAAAGCTACGTTTGTGTTATTTTTTAATATTTACAAAATAAAAATAACGTTATATGGGAATTTACAACAACGTAGACGCTTCAAAAATTGAAATACAAAGAGGCAATGCTAAATATATTCAAGCAGGTATACATGAAAATGTATCTATATTAGGTGCTAGATATGAAAAAACAGAAAAAGGCAGTGAATTTTTGGCAATTGATATAGTAGATAGTAAAAACAACAAACTATCTCACACAGAATGGCCTATTAAAACAAATATACCATTCGATCAATTAGATGATATTAAGAAGCAAAATACAATAAAAGTACTTGAAGGACAGGTTAAAAAATTAACACAAATTGTAGAAGCAGTGTTAGGATTGCCTTTAGATTCTTTTGTATTAAAAGCTTCTAGTTTTGAAGAAATGGCTAAACGAGTTTGCGAGGCTATTAATGGAAAAACAGAAGGTAAGTTATTCAGGGTTAAAATTGTATATGATAAAAAAGGATTTACTAGCATGGCTAACAATCCAAAATATACTTTTATTGAACCTATGAGTATCGCAACAGAAGATTCTAATATTAGAATTTTAACTTCCGATCAAGTGGAACGTCCTATTATGAAGGATAAAGAAACTAAAGTAGAAAATGTATTAGAATACACTAGTACACCTGCTATAGATAAAAGTCCTTTCTAATAAATATAAATCATAGGGCTGGGAAACTGGCCCTATATTATATACAATATGCTATACAATATAGAAGTTAATGGAAATTTTTTATCTAAGGATAATATACTTAGTAAAGTATCAGATTATAGTATCTACTCTTACTATCTAGGTTTTAATATAGAATTAGGTAAAGTATATAGCAGTCCGTTAAGAACGGATGATACTAACCCATCTTTTGGCTTTTATAAAGCTAGAAATGGTAGTATAATGTTTAAGGATTTGGCAAAACCTGATATATGTGGAGATTGCTTTAAGTTTGTAAAAGAACTGTTAAACAAACGTACTTATAAAGAAACTATATTAGATATTTATATAAACTTAGTTTTAAATAATAAATCTAGTAACTATAAGTATATTATACCTGCTAAAAAAAGAAAAACAATAGGTATAAGACGTACTAAATTTAGTAAAACAGATTTAGAATATTGGGCAAAATATAATATAACAGAAGAAATACTTAAGAAGTTTAATGTTTTTAAAGCAGCAGAAGTATTTGTAAATGATGTATCAGTAAAAATTAGTACATCTGATAATCCTATATATGCTTATAAAATATTCAATAGTTTTAAAATATACAACCCATTAGAAATAAATAAAAAGTATAAATGGTTATCTGATTGTTCCAGTTATGATATATCCGGTTTTGAGCAGTTACCTGAAACTGGTGATTTATTAATAATAAGCAAAGCTACTAAAGATGTTATGCTATTACATTCACTGGGGATACCTGCTATTGCACCCTGCGCAGAAACTATTAATATACCAGAAAATGTCATAAATATACTTAAATCTAGGTTTAAAAACATAATAATATTCTATGACAACGATATTCCAGGCATTGAAGCAGCAAAAAAGTTAAGTGATAAATATAAATTATCTTATATACACTTACCACAGGAAGGAAATTTTAAAGATATTACAGATTATTGTAAAGAAAAAGGTATAGAAAGTACCTGTGTTATGTTAGCAAGTATAAGTGTAGACGCATATACAAAATTATATGTTACGCAAAAAGAAAGTTAGTAAAGGCAAGATTAGAAATGTTAAGAAACATACTAAATATGGTATTAACTTTCGTAGTGGCCTAGAGTTATATTGTTATGAGGAACTTATTAAACATGGTTTAGAAGCGAATTACGAGACTATAACATATACATTGGTGCCTAACTTCACTTTTATAGGAAAGTGTCTAGAATCGTCTAAAAACGGTCTTAAAATGCATTCTAATAAAATACGTCCTTGGACATATACACCTGACTTTGTGAGCAAAAGATGGGTAATAGAGTGTAAAGGATATGGTAATGACCAATGGCCTTTAAAACTAAAGATGTTTAAATACATAATAAAAGATACTGGTATAGACTTATATATACCAAGTAATAAAAAACAAGTCGATGAGACTATAAATAACATATTAAATGGATAGTAAATTACAAGAAAGATGGACAGGACTTAGAACTACATCTATTGTAACTTTCATAGACAACCCAAAATATTTTAAAAGAGTTTTAGACAATAAAGTAGTAGAAGATACACCGAAATTTCTAGAGTTAGGTACACAAACACACATGTATCTACTAGAACCTAAAGAATTTAAGAAAACCTATACATTCCTTGATTACACAAAGCCTAGAGGTGAAATACAAACAAACTTCTGTGAGTATATAGCTAATGGTATAAGAAAAAATAAGGAAATAGAAATAAAAGATTTAAGTATAGAAGCTTATAAAAGTTCTTATAAGGTAAATAATAAATCAGAAGATAAAATATCTGAAGAGTCTTTAAAATTGTATGAATCTTTAAAAGACTATATAAAGTTTTTAACTTATAGTTGTAAAAAAGAAGTTATAACATTTGGAACTTTAAACTATCTTAAGGAAGTAAAACAAGTAGTAGAAGAACATAAGTTAGCATCTAAACTTATATTTGAAGATTTGTTAAACTCTGAGAAACACTATA